GAAGGAGCGTCTGGGCGAGGATCCGTGGTCGAAGCAAGTCGAGATCATGCTGGCCATGACCAAGCACCGTAAGGTGGAAGTCATGTCCTGCCACGACGTCGGGAAGTCGTTTATCGCCGCCCGCATCGCCGCGTGGTGGATCGACATCTTCCCGCCCGGTGACGCTTTCGTCGTCACAACGGCCCCTACAACCGCCCAGGTCAAGTCGATCCTCTGGCGTGAAATCGGCCGCGCTCATACAAAGGGCAAACTCGAGGGACGAGTCAATCAGACCGAGTGGTACGTTCCAGTCGAAGGCCGTGAGGAAATCGTCGCCTTCGGCCGTAAGCCTGACGAGTACGACCCCGCCGCCTTCCAGGGGATCCACTCGCAGAACGTCCTCGTGATCATTGACGAGGCCAACGGCGTCCGAGGACCTCTGCATGACGCGGCCGACTCTCTCATCGCGAACGACACCGGCAAGATGCTGATGATCGGGAACCCGGATGACCCGTCCGGCGAGTTCTTCGAAGCGTCGAAGCCGAATTCGGGTTGGGAAGTTATCAAAATCAGCGCCTTCGACTCGCCGAACTTCACCGGCGAAGCCGTAACTCAGCGCGTCTCGAACGCCCTGATCGGCAAGGTCTACGTCGAAGAGCGCCGCAAGAAGTGGGCGCCCCAGTGGACGTGGAACGCTGAGAAGACCGCCGTTGTTCCTCCAGAGGGTAGTAAACCCGAGGACACTCACCCATTTTGGCAGTCGAAGATTCTCGGCCTCTTTCCACAGACACCTCAGGGCGTCCACCCACTCATCCCCATGCCGTGGATTCTCGCAGCACAGAACCGTTCTCTCGAAGAACAGGTTGCCGACGATCCGATCAACATGGGGGTTGACGTCGGTGGTGGTGGTGACGAAAGCGTGATCGCCATCGCCAAGGGCGGATTCGTTCGCGTCGTCAAGTCGGCGCAGTCCCCGGACACGATGCGCGTCGTCGACGACATCATCGCAATGAGGGCTGCCTTTGGGTGCAGAAGCATACGGGTCGACGTCATCGGCATCGGCCGTGGTGTGGTCGATCGCGCAAATCAAGACGACCTCAACCTCGGGGTGCTCGGCATCAACGTCGGGCGTGCATCGCACGAGCCGGACCGCTTCAGCAACCTTCGTGCCCAGTTCTGGTGGTACGTTCGTACGCTCTTCGAACAGGGGATGGTCGACCTCGATCCCGAAGACGAGGATCTGGCAGCGGAGCTGGCGACCCTCCGGTACAAGCCCGCCGAAAAAGGCAAGATCCTGATGGAGTCGAAGGACGAGGCGAGGCGCCGCGGTGTGCGAAGCCCCAACAGGGCTGACGCACTTATGCTCGCCTTGTGCAACCCGAATTTCGTCAGCGAACTCACTCTCGACGAAGTCTCGAACTTCGCCAACGCGAACGCCGAGCTCGTCGGGGACAGCAAGTGGAACTTTAACTCGGGCGTCGACACGTCCCGGCCTGCACACAACCCGCTGCGAAGCAACTAGTCGAGCTGGCTATGATGCAGAATTCTTCTACCCTGAAACGGATGAGCTAAGTGGCCGCAGACCCTACCGTCCTCAAGCTCGTTCAAGGCGCACAAGCCGACATTCCCGTCGACTTCGGTATCACCGGTGTCGCGAGGTACGGCGGGGTTTCCCGTGTGTACGAGGAGTGGCTACAAGCCCTCCAAGGCCCCACCGGGATGAAGCTGTATCGGGAGCAGATTGACAACTGCCCGATTACAGGTGCGTTCCTATTCGCCGCTCAGTTTCTTGCCAGGGGCAGCACGTTCCGTATCGATCCTGCCCGAGGTACGGGCGTCGACGACATGATGGCGCTTCAGATCGCTGAGCGCGTCCGCGGAGCGCTTTTCGACGACCTAGAAGTTACGTGGCCCGACCTGCTCTCCGACGTCATGTCCATGTTCGGGTTCGGCTGGTCCGTTCACGAAATGTCGTTCAAGCGATGTCGCGGAACCGATCCGACGAACCTGACGACGCTTCAGACGATTCAGCCGGTCGACCCCGGCGGTGAAGGACAAGGTCCGATTCCCACCCCGTTCACCCCGTCGAAGTACAACGACGGGTGGCTTGCTTTCCGCAACATCGAGATCCGCTCGCAAGAGACCCTCTTCATGTGGGAATGGGACGCACAGTCCCACGCGATCGTGATGCAGCAGATGGCGCCGCCGGACTTCGGAATCCGCCGAGTCCCACTCGCAAAGTGCCTACACTTCCGGACGCAACTCGCGAAGAACAACCCGGAAGGGCGTTCACTCATCCGCAACGCGGTTCCGTCGTACCTCTTCAAGAAGAACATCCAGACGATCGAAGCGATCGGCGTCGAACGCGATCTCGTCGGATACCCGTACTTCCAACAGCTTCCGCCGGATCAGACGAAGGGTTACGCCCCGATCGACCTGTGGAACCCGAAGGATACGATGGCGGCTCTATACCTGCAGAAACTGCAAGGTATGGTCCGTAGCATTCGCCGAGACGAACAGGAAGGAATGGTCCTTCCGTGGCACATCGAGTTCAAGCTTGCGAGTACGGGCGGCAAGCGGAACTTCGACACGAACGCGATCATCCTGCGCTACGAGAAGGACATCGCCATGTCCGTTCTCGCCGACTTCATCATGCTCGGCCATGACGCCCAGGGCTCGAAGGCCCTCGCGTCGACGAAGTCCCAGCTGTTTACGGCAGCCCTCAACAGCCTGCTCGACAGCATCTGCGCAACCTTCAACCGCTTTGCGATCCCCCTTCTTCTCAAGCTCAACGGGGTCCCGGCAGTGCTCGCACCCACGCTTGGGCACTCAAATGTCGAGAATCTGCCCGCGGATGTCCTCGGCACATTCATTGCACGCCTGGCACAAGCTGGGGCCCCGTTGTTCCCGGATACCGACCTGACCGAGGCGCTTCTGGACACCGTCCACATGCCGACCTCCGGCATCGTCGATCCGGAAGCTACGCTTTCCGAAGGTGCACAGAGCGGAGAGTCTGTCGCCGAACCCGAACACAATGCTCCGACAGAAGTCCGTTCCGGGCCGCCTCGCAACGCAACGGGCGGAACCCGCCTGCCCCGCATGCGTCAGACACCCGGTCCTCGCACGCCTGGCGCAGCCAAACCGCCGGAACGGATCGCAAACGACCCGAAGGCAAAGCCGCAAGGCTCCAACAACACGTCTCTCAGAGGAGTATAAGAAGTGGCCGAACGTAACCTCCCCGTTGCACAGCAGGCGGCTCTCGAAATCCTGCACAATGCGCAAGCAGCGACCCGTGCCGAGCTCGACGTCCTGCGTCGTACTCGCCCGCAGCGTGAAGTCGGCGCGTTGAAAGTGCCAGCACACCTTGCCGCAGCCGCTGCAATCCCGATCACGCTCGCGGGTCCGGTGTCGAACGACCCTCGCGTATGCTCGGGCTGCGGAAACGGGATCGATGCGTTCGCACTCAGCCGGGGCGAGAAAGTCTGCTCCCGCTGCCTGAACAACCCGAACACGGACGCCGGCGTGGAAGCCCGCGCGACGATCCCGGCTGGCGCGTAGTTGCAGCGGCTTCGCACTTAAGGCACACCCATGGCACCGACCGCAGTCGACAGCACGGCGAAGCTCGAGAAGGAGGATCCCCGCGTCTCCTACATGGAGCCGGAGTCTGGCCCGTTCGAGTGCAACAACTGCCAGCACTTCGACCCGAAGGGTGCCTGCGAGATTGTCGACGGCAGCATCGACGCCTGCGGCTGCTGCAACTTGTACAAGCCCGGTGCGAAGCGCACGAAGCCCGAAGCCGCTGCAAGCAAGCGCTTCCAGAGCAACATCGTCAAGATCGACGACGCCCAAGGGATCGTCTACGGCTGGGGGAACGTCTGCGTCGACTCGAACGGCCTCGTCACCGACCGCCAGGGCGACCAGTGGGAACCCGAAGAACTCGAGAAATCCGTCGTCGACTTCATGCTCAACTGCCGGAACTCCGGCGAAATGCACGAAGGCGGCGTGACCGGCACGGTCGTTGCGTCCCTCGTAACCACGCCCGACATCGTCAAAGCCTTCTTCGGTCCCGAAGCCGCTGCAACGACTCCTGTCGGCTGGCTCATCGGCGTGAAAGTTGACAAAGCGACCCTGGCCAAGGTCAACAGCGGGGAGCTCAAGGCCTTCAGCATCCAGGGTAGCGGAGATAGGATCCCGGTGTAACCATGCCGAACATTCTTCGTAAGGTCAAACTCAATCGAATCGACCTGGTCGACGCCCCAGCGAACCCAGGCGCAACAGTCATGCTCGTCAAGCGGGAGGAGGGTGTCTCCAAGAAGATCCGTGAACGCAACGGGAAGTTCGAAGTCACGACTGAGGACGGCAGTCGTGTCCTCGGCACTCACGATTCCCACGCCGACGCCGCAAAGCAGCTCGCCGCGATCGAAGCTCAGAAGCACAACGCACAAAAGGACGCTCCGGGGATCGGAGCGGTCCACGTCAATCGCCCCGGTCCACGAAGGAGTACGTACATGACAGAGAAGAATCTCATGAAGCGGTTTCGTGAGTTCCTGAAGGCGTTTCCGCCTCCGGCAACCCACGCGACACCCGCAGACGGAAGCGACCTCGACACGCCTGGCTCGGAAGACCACGAGCAGGCGGAGATGGGTCACATCAACGCCCTGGCCGAGATGCACAAGGCGATGACCGAGCACCTCAAGGGACTCCCGGCGGAGCACCCGATGCACGCGATGCACAAGGCTCTCGGCGAGCACATCGCGGCGATGCACAAGATGAACGGCGCCCAGTTCCCCGAAGACAACCAGGACTTCGCCGAGGGCGGCGGCGCAGCCGGAGCCCACGAGGACGTCCACATGAGCGCAGCCGACAAGAAGGAAGTCGAGAAAGCGATCGCGAAGCGAACCGAAGACCTCCAGAAGCGCCTGGAAGCCGCGGAAGCGTCGCTCAAGGCCGCCGACGTCATCGTCAAGGGCGAGGTCGCGAAGCGTGAACTCGGAGAAGTCCGCGTCGAGCTCGCGAAGTTCGCGAACCTCACGATCGACATCGAGAAGGAAGCGCCGGAGTACCTCATCCTCAAGCAGGCGTCGCCGAAGGCGTACGAGTCGCTCGTCGCGAAGCTCGCCGCTGCGAACGAGCAGGCGAAGCTCGCCAAGAAGCTCGAGGACGATCTCGGTTCGGGCATCCCGGGCGGTCCGCGCCCCAGCGCCTGGAAGGAGATCGAGGCGAAGGCGGCCGGCGTCCTCGCGAAGTCGACCGACTCCAAGATGACCAAGGCGCAGGCCATCGACAAGGTCATGCAGGACCCGGAGAACTTCCCCCTCGTGAAGCGGTACTACGAGGAAGAGAAGCAGGTGATCGCCTAACGGCGGTCACCCGTCACCCGTTCACGAGGAGAAGCAACCATGGCATTCGAAGGACAGCAGCCAGTCAAGCGAATCGGCGCCGTTTCCGGTGCGGACTTGTCCGCGGCGTCGGTTCAGTACAAGTTCGTCAAGTACAACGGCACCGGCCAGCAGGTCATCCTCTGCAGCGGCGTCAACGACGTCCCCTGCGGAGTTCTCCAGGCACCTGCTCCCACGAGCGCGGTCGGCCAGCCCGTCGAAGTCGTCGCGGTCGGTCAGACGAAGCTCCAGGACGGCGGAACGCTCACAGCGGGCTGCGTCGTCGCCACCACCGCGTCCGGTCAGGGTCAACCGGCCGTCAGCGGTCAGATCGCCGCGGGTTCGTGCGACGTTATCGGCGGAGCCGCCAACGCGTACGCAGTTGTCACCGTCAACCTCTCTGCGCCGTCGATCAAGGCGTAGTCACCACCCCTTCTCGAAGGAGCAGCAGAAATGCCTCAGCCATCAATCGGACAGGTACACGTCAATCGCCCGCTGACGAACATCAGCGTGGCGACGATCCAGGATCTCGACTACTTCGCGTGGACGCGCGAAGGGATCCTGCCGTCGGACAAGAAATCCGACCTCTACTTCATCTACAACCAGAACGACTGGTTGCGTGATGAGGCTCAGCTGCGCGGCACGGCGATGGAGTCCGCAGGCGGCGGCTACAACGTTTCGACCACGCCGTTCAACTGCCAGGTCTACGCCTACCACAAGGACGTGGACGAGCAGGTGCGCAGCAACACGGACGATCCGCTCGACGGCAAGCGGGACGCGATCAAGTTCGTGACGCGGAAGATGCTGATCCGCCAGGAGCGTCAGGGCGTCAGCGACTTCTTCTCCACCGGTATCTGGACGGGTTCCAGCACCGGCGGCGACCTCACGCTCGGCTCCGGGTTTGCCCTCCGCTGGGACGATCCGACGTCGACCCCGATCGAAGACGTTCAGGTGCAGCAGGCCGCGCTGCTCACCAACTGCGGGTGGCTCCCGAACCGCTTCAACCTGGGCTTCCAGGTGTACCAGAAGCTGATCCGTCACCCCGACGTCATCGACCTGATCAAGTACGGTGCGTCGCCGGGCTCGCCGGCCATCGCGAACGAGGCGGCCCTCGCGAAGATCTTCTCGGTGGACGAAGTCGTCGTCTCCAAGAGCGTCTACGCGTCGAACGTCGAGAACGCGACCGCCGTGTACGCCCTCACCGCGGGGAAGAACGCGATGCTCGAGTACCTGGCCGAGAAGCCCGGCCTGTACACGATGTCCTCGCGCTACTCCTTCATGTGGAAGGGCGTGTCGTACGGTCTCGGTGAGACCATCGGAGCGTACGAGATCCCGATGCCCTGGCTCGGCCTCACGACGAAGCGCTGCGAGGCGCAGATCGCGTTCGCCAACCAGATCATCAACGCCAACGCAGGCGCGTTCTTCTCGGCCGTCGTCAACTAGGCCGACGAGGAAACCATGGCCGCCACGTACGTTGCGCTGAAGGACTTCAACGTAGGGAAGTCCTCCTACAAGAAAGGCCAGCCGGTCAATACAGACGGCTGGCCGTTCCGTCGCGATGTCCTTCTGGAATCGCAACGTTTCATCAAGCGTCTTCCATCGCCGAACCGGAAGTACCGGGCAGCTCGCGCGGGCCTCCGGATCGGCGACGTCATTCATGAGCAGGGGCAGATCGTCGATCACTCTAGCCTCACTCCGGAAAAAATCGACCAGCTGGTCGGGCTGAGACATCTCGTGATCGACGAGACAGCCCCTCAACAGCCGGCTTCGACGGGAAAGAAGGCCTAGCATGGCGATCAAGGAACGTGCAAAGACATTCTTCTACTACCTCGGTGGCTTCAAGAAAGTCGTCATCGGGGGCAACGGTCAGGATGCTGGCGCGCAGACACAGGTCAACATCAGCAAGCTGATCACCGGCATGGCCGACGCCACGTTCGTCGACCTCTTCACCGTGACTGTGCCGAACTCGGCACAGGCTGCGACGATCGAGATCACGCTCATGGGCTCCCTCGGAGCCGGTGGCGCGGTCGGCGCCTTCGAATCGTCGAACGGTGCGTTCGGTCTCGTCACCGTCGCACGTACGGCCGGTGTCGCTACCGTCGCAGTCGCCGCTGCCCTCACCTCGTCCGCAGTCGCCAGCGTCGCCGGTGCGAACAACGCCGCGGTCGCCTACCAGGTCTCCGCGATCACGGGCGCGAACGGCGCGACTCAGACATTCACCATCCAGGCGAAGGTCACGAAGTCGCTCGGCGCTTCGGCAAACCATCAGGTCCTCGCGATCGCCGGACTCCTGAATTCGCAGGGCTCGGGCGTCACGATCGCGTAAGGGAGAACGAAGATGGCAGTTACCGCTGGCATCGCTTACTCCGCCACTCTCACGGGAGACGTGGCGGGGTCTCTTCCGACCCTCGCCGCGTTCAACAACGCGACGTCACCGGCTCAGCGTCAGGTCATCGCACTGAGCGCCGGTGCAAACACAATCACGCCTGCAGCCGGCTCGCGCATGGCGATTCTCGTTCCGCCGTCCGGCAGCACGAACGGCAAGACCCTGAAGGGGATCACAGGAGACACCGGCGTTCCGCTCGACGCCGCTGCCGTCGCGTGCATTCCGCTTCCAGCAGGGCCCGGAACGTTCGTGATCACGTCGGTCGGAACCGAAAACCTCACGATCTACTGGTTCTAGGAGGACCGACATGAAACGAACGATTCTGCTCATCGTCTCGCTCTTGGCGCTGCTCGTCGCGACGCCGTCTGCCCAGACGATCTCGACCATCAAACCGATCACGGCGTCTGCCACGTTGACGACCAATACGTGCGCGGGCGCCTCGATCTCCAGCACCGGCTGTATCGGAGTCAACCTCGGCGGTTACTCCCGAATCGCAGTCGGCATCTCTGGAACATGGACCGGAACGATCACCTTCGAAATCTCTGCTGACGCCGGCACTACCTGGAACGCTTTGAACGTGTTCCCGGTGTCCGGTACACAGACGGCGGTTACGACAGCTACCGCCAACGGCATGTGGTCGACCTCCGGAAACCCCGTACCAGGATCGAAGTTCCGGGCTCGCTTCTCGACAGCAACGAGCGGCAGCCCGGTCGTTACCATCATCGCGACGTTCTAGGAGGAAAACATGCTCCCACTCATCTCGCTCCTTCTCCTCGCGTTCGCGGTTTGCTGCTTCGCCTTCGCGGCGTGGCAGCCGACCTCTCCGACCTGGAACCGTGCGGTTGCAGTTGGCCTCACGTTCTGGGTGTTCGTGGAACTCCTGCGCTTCGCAGTGAAGTAGGCTGATGGCTCTCCACTGGACGTACAACGCCGCGTTCTACGATCAGACGGTCTCACCGTATCCGCAGCCGTCAAACCCTGCGGTTACGGTGGGAGTCCGTGATCAGGTTCGTTTCCTCATGCAGGATACGAACACGAACCGGCAACTCGTGTTCGACGAAGAAATCGACTGGGTACAGTCGCAAGAGGCGAACGCCTACATGATGGCGGCCCGGTGCATCGAAATCTTCATCATCCGGAATTTCGGCCAGAACAAGAAGAAGGTAGGAGACCTCGAACTCGGGTACGATCTCCGCTTCTTCAAGTCTCTCGCCGCTGACCTTCGTGCACGCGGGATGACGTACCAGGTTCCGTATGTCGGCGGGATCTCGATCGCCGACAAGATCGCTCAGGAGAACGATCCGGACTGGGTTGCGCCTCGCATTGGCATGACGACGTTCGACAATCCTGGGGCGGAGCAGCCGGGCACGATCACTTCGAACGATCAAAACCCGCCGTTCCCGCATAACTAACCATGAGACTGACCGAGCTCTCTCCCCGCTGGTGTGCAGAGTATAACGCGCCTCCTGACGCGAAGCAAGGGGTGTCGTTTCTCTGTCCGCACTGCAAGGTGACGAGACTCGCGATCTTCTTCGCTCCGACTATCTGCGGGCGGGAACCGGTCGATATCAAGTTGGTACACAAGCAGCAGATCCTGTCCGATCAGGACCCTCAGCACGTCGGACATCTTGCAGACGAACACGTTGGACGAATCGTCTGGACTCGCGTGAACGGAGAGACCTTCGACACACTCTCACTTCAGCCGTCAATCGACGCAAGCGCCTGGGGCTGCTGGCACGGACACATCACGAACGGAGAAGTCCAGTGAGTTACACCGACTTCCTCGACATGATGGCGGATACGATCACGATCTACGCGATGCTGCCGACTCTCGACTCGTCCGGCAAGCCGCAGTACGATCTGGCGCATCCGCAGGTCTTCCCCTGTCGCATTCAAATGGGGAACCACATCGTTGTCGATGCAAGCGGACGAGAAGTTACCGCGCGCGGAACGATCTTCGTCGGAACGTTCGTCGCTCCTCCGCTGACGTCGAAGATCGTGCTTCCCCCGGACTACACGGTGCAATCCCCGCCGATCATTGATTCGTCGTCCGTCCGTGACGAGAACGGACCGCACCACGTCAAGCTGGAGATCGGCTAATGGCGAATACCATCCGCATCGACGCCACTACCGGGAAGAAGGTACTCCGCGTCTCCACGCCTCCGAAGAAGGCGGTGCCGAAGGTTGACTTCCAGTCCGGAGGGACCGGCGCAGACGTCTTCTACCAGGCCTCCGGCTTCGGTGCGATGATCGAGAACATCGGAAACCTTCCGAAGCTGTACAAGGATGCTGCCGGGTACGAAGTCGCGAACATCCTCGCCGACATCATCCAGGACTCGCGTGACAACTACGTCCCGTACCAGAACGGGCCGCTCCGTGACTCCGCGGGCTCCGACGAGTACGTTCCCGCTGCCGAAAACGTACTCGAGATGGGATGCTGGTATGCGTCGCCAGGAGGCCACATCGGACTGGGTTCTCAGACTCGACAGGTTGGTAAGAAGACTGCTCACCTCGCTGCGAAAGAGCAAGGCCTCCACGTTGAAGACCCCTCGCTCTACGCAATCGTCCAGCACGAAGACCCATCGTTCAAGCACCCGGTCCTCGGCCCGGTAGCGACTCCCCAGGACAAGTACCTGGAGAAGCCGTTCAACAAGATGATCCCGAACGTCATGCCGCGCGTGACGAAGGCAATCGAGGAAGCAGGAGGCTCCTGGGAATGAGCGTCGCTGCTGAACTCGTTTCCTTCGTGACCGGTGTCGGTGGGCGGACTGCCGGCACCAACCTCTTCTACGGTGAATTCAAGGAGATGTACCCCGATGACTGCGCCATTATTCGGGAGACCGGAGGAATTGCTCCGGAGCCGAATCTCGGTGAGGGAACGACTCCTGGCAAAAGTATTCGACTTCAATTTCCGTCGTGCCAGATCGTCTGTCGCGGAGTTCGTGATGACTACGACGGCCCGCGTGCGGTCGCTCTGGCCCTTTACACGAAGCTGACCTCCGTCCTGAACCAGACGATCGGAGGGATCTACTACGTCTCCGTCGACCCGATTCAAGAACCCTTTCTCATGCGAACGGACGAAACCTTCCGTTCGTACATCGCGTTCAACGTCCACGTCATAAAGGAGCTGTCGTGAGGATCGTTTTCGTCTGGCCCGTCGTCCGTATGTCGATCTGGGATGTTGCCAAAGGCCACCGTAAAGCGCTCGGCAAGGCCCTGGGCGAGGACAACATCAAGGACTTCCACCTTGACAAACGGACCGCACTCTTCGTGAAGATGCTCGCGGAGGTCTTCGGCCGGGACGAGGCCCTCGTCGGGAAGATGGCGACGGAAGCCGTTCTCCCCGAGGCGCTCTACCACAACGCCGACGCCGTCCTCATCTTCAGCGGGCTGAACTTCCATCCTGCCGGCCTCTGGCTCCTCGAAAAGTGCCAGGTCCCGACCTCCGTCATCTTTACTGAAAGTCCGTACGAAGACGACCAACAGTACGAATGGGCGTCCACGTCGAATTCGCTGCACGTAATGACGAACGACCGCTTCTCCGCCGAGAAGTTCGGATGGGACTATCTCCCGCACGCGTACGATCCGGACGTTCACTATCCCGGCCCCCCGAACGACGTCTTCCCGCAGCACGACGTCGTGATCGTCGGCTCCGGCTGGCCGGAACGCCAGCAGTTCCTGGAAAAGGTCGACTGGACCGGGATCAACCTCGGGATCTACGGAATGTGGCCCGGGATCACGGACGGCCATCCGTTCGAGAAGTTCTACACCCAAGGGAACATCCGGAACGAGGACACCGCCCAGCTCTACCGGAACTCAAAGATCTGCCTCAACTTCCACCGAGGCTCGACGACCGGACGCAGCATGGGACCCCGCGCCGTCGAGATCACTGCCTGCGGAGCCTTCCAGCTTTCGGACCCCCGCGAAGAGCTCCTCCAGGTGTTTGAACAGAGCGTGCCGACGTTCGAAACCCCAGACGACTTGAGCGCTGCAATCCGGCACTTCCTTGCGGATCCGCTCGCTCGCACGACTCTCGCGAAAGAAGCTCACTCGCGTGTCGGAGCGCACACGTTCGACTCGCGAACCCCTCTCGTCCTGGATAATCTCCGGCGAGCCACCCGGTCACTGAAGGAGAAAGTCTAATGTCACATCCAATCCATGGAAAAGGCGCGCTCGTCATGCTCGGGACGACGAACGGCGGGGCGGCCAGCCCTGTCGCAAATCAGCTGAGCTGGTCCCTCGACTTCGACATGTCGATCGTCGACGTCAGCCCCCTGAACAGCTCGGGCACCGGCCAGGGCAACTGGAAGCAGTTCGTCAAGGGGATGAAGGGCTGGACGGGCACGTTCGCGGGGAACTTCGACGAGGGCGCGACCCAGCTCTGGTACGCGTCGATCCTCGACAACTACGTGAACTTCTACCTGTACCCGAACTACTCGAACAACCAGGCCGAGTACTACTACGGTACGGCGTGGATCCAGCTCGGCAAGATCGCCGAAGGCTCGACGACCTCCAAGGCTTCGAGCGGGTTTAAGGCGACCGGCGACGGTCCGCTGTTCACGAACCCGGCGTCGATCTTCTAATCGTCGTGGTCACGCTCTCTGGCGGAGCGGGTCGTGCGTATGTCGGGCACCAAGAGGCGATGGTCCTTGGTGCCTGGCATATCGCGTACAACGATGTCGTGGATCTCGGGAACCGTCGATACGGCCTCGGATCCGCGACAATCGATCACGCGAACGAGTTCTGGGCATTGATGCCGATCACTCACCTCGTCCTCCGGTCGGGGACCCAGGCATGGACGTGGAGGGAAGTCGAAGTCAAGTTAGGAATGCTTCTCGAGTTCAACGTCACAGGAGACCCTGAAATCTCAGAGTGGAGGGAGTAGTCAACATGGCGCACGATAGGTTCTGTTTTCCCGGTACCAAGCGCATCGATATCTCGGACGGCGATCACATCGTCGTCAAGACCGGACTCACTGCCGGCGAGAAACGGCGCATGGACAATCTTGCGGTCACGCCGATCATCGATAACGGCAAGTACGTCGGCGACCGCGTCGACTTCACCGAGTACGAATTCCTCCGGACGGACCTCTGGATCACCGATTGGTCGATCACCCGTGAGATCGACGGGAAGGTCGTCAAGATCCCGAAGTCGGTTTCGTCATTGAAGGCGATGGAAGAGGAAGACTTCGAAGAGATCAACCAGGCCGTCTTCAAGCACATCATGGAGTGGATGCAAGCAAAAAAATCCCTGAGGGCCGCGAGGAACGCGGGCGGCAATTCGCTACCCTCGAAGAGTACAACTCTGCCGTCCTCCGAAGCGACATCTCCCTCATCAAGTGGCTCGGATTCACCTCCTACGACGCACTGATGAACGCGCCGGAGGAACTGATCGTCGAAGCGATCCGTTGGATGAACGACATCGAAGAAGAACGGATCCACGAGGAACTGCGTAACCTGTAGAGGCATTCATGCCGATTAGCGTAGGCGAGGTTAATGCAAGCATCCGCTTCGCAATAGCGAGCTCCGAGCTCGATGCGGCGAAGTCTAAGCTGAAGGAGCTCGCCGACGAATTCAACGCGACCGGTGGAGCGGCGACGATCTCCGGTCAACGCATCCTCGCGACGATGGGTCCGCTACAAGAGCGGATTGAAGCCATCCGCATGGATGCGGAGAAGCTCCGGATCGAGATCGCCCAGTACGAGACGTCGACGGGCCTCCGGGCGATCAAGCAGCAGGCGGATCAGGCGTCTCAGTCGTTCGACCAGATGCAGATGCTCGCGTTGCGCATGGGCGAACGGATGCTCATGCTGTACGCGTTGAAGGCGTCTTTCGACTTCGTCAAGGGGATCTACGAAGCCGCAGACGCCCTCGTCACTCTGTCGGACAAGACGGGGATGTCGATTACGTACCTGCAACAGCTCCAGGCGACGGGGGTCGGTACCTCCGAGAGCACGAAGGAGCTGGGCTCTGCGATCGAACACCTTGACAAGAACCTCGAAGAGATGAAGGGTGGAGACGCCCTGAAGGAGATCGGGATCACGTTCGGTGACATTTTTAAGATGAATCCGGACCAGCGCTTCGAGCAGGTTGCGTTGAAGATCGCAGCGATTCAGTCGCCTGCGGAACGGGCCCGCTTGGAGATCCAACTCTTTGGGACGGACGGCATCGATCCCCTGATCATGAAGATCGGGCAGTTGGGGCCGGCACTCACGAAGATGGACACCGCAATGGACGAGACGACGGTCCGTGCACTGTCCGACGCGAAACGCTCGTACTCCGAGTTCGGCACGATGCTCGAGGGACTCGGGGCGAAGATGCTGGATACGGCATCGAAGTCCGTTGCGCTCGCCGCTTCGCCGATCTTCGTCCTCTGGAAAGCGGGCATCCCCGGGCTCATGGACGCGATCAAGAACTCGGATATGTTCGCCGCGAGCCTTGACCACGTCGCCGACTCCGCACATAAGGTCCCGCCGGTTCCTCCGCTCATGGGTCAGGCGTTCATCGACAGCCTGAAGGTTCAGATCCCCATGACGAAGGAGCAGACGGCTGCTCTTGACCAGCTCCGGGCGATGGGCGAGCTAACGTACCAGAACGCGGTGAAGGCGACAGCACAGAACCAGATCAGCGAAGCCCAGTACAAGAACTACGAGAAGGCGGTCAAGGACGCGGCCGCTGCCGAACGTGCGCACGAAGCGGATATCAAGAAGTCCGTTGAAGCATACGAGCACTATACAAAGGTCATCGACGAAGTCCTTTCCGCCGGTACGTCCTGGAAGACCACCATCGCCGGGATGAACTCCGAACTTCACGAGCATGTGAAGACGCTCTTGGAAGCTGGAGTCGGTGAGAAAGCGATCGAAGAATGGACTGGTGCTACCGCAACGCAGACGCATGCGGTCGTCAAGGAACTGCACGACGAAGCGGAAGCCCGTGCTCTCGTGAGGCGCACCGCTGAGGACGAAGCGAAGGTCCTCGCTCAGCTCGCGATGATCAAGGCCGACTACGAAGCCTCTGACCTCCAGAAGGTCTTCGCGAACAACGAGCGAAAGTACCAGGACGCCGTCGCCACCGCCCAGAAGATCGGGATCGTCGACGCGAAGTACTATAACGACCTCGCACGTCTACGCAACGCCGAGA